TACAAATTAAGAATATATTTTATAATATATTTTATAATATACCTTTACAAATTAAGAATATATTTTATAATATATTTTATAATATACCTTTACAAATTAAGAATATATTTTATAATATAAAAAAAAAATGGTAAAAAAGCCTTCTTAGAGCTCTTTATATATCGAGCAGTAAATATTCAACAGTAATATAGTAATACTTAGTAAAATAATAAAAGCACTATGAAATATATACAACTATCTAAAATTTATCCAGATCCTAATCAGCCAAGACAAAAGTTTATTAAAACACAAATGGAGGAGCTAGAAGAATCTATCAAACAAAATGGTATATTGGTTCCCTTATATATAGAAAGTAATTATTCGGGTGATAACTATTTAATTTTAGATGGCGAGCGAAGATATCGATGCGCTAAAAAACTGAAAATCAAAAATGTTCCTGTAACTATTACAAAAGGCCCTTTAAGTTTCGAAAAAAGAACAATTCTTCGTTTTCACATTCAAGAGCAACACAAGAATTGGACTCTTTTTGATAAAGCTAGAGCTATTTCTCAATTAAAAAAGTCTACTAAATTAAGTATAGTTGATCTTGCTAAAAAATTAAATACTAGTACTCCAAGAATACACAACTGGCTTAGCATCACTGAATTAACTGAAGAGACCCAGATGAAAGTTTTAGAAGAAAAAATTTCTTTTTCCTTTTTAATACATCTAATTAAAATTACTAAAGATTATTTGTCTTTTTCAGATCTAACACAGAAAGAGATAGAAAAAAAATTAATTAATAAAATTAAACTAAAGATTTTTAAATCTACATTAGAGTTCCAAAAATTTTCTCGTCTAATGTCTACTTACGAACACTATCCTGAAAAACTAGTTTTTTTAAACAACGAAAAAATGTCTTTAGAAGAAATATTAGAGATTACTAAATTAAATAAGAATATAATTTTAGAAGACTTTGAAAAAAATTTAGTGAGTTTTAACAAGAAATTATCTAAACTCATAAACAAAAAATATTCTCTATCTGAAGAACACAAAGAAGTGCTTAAAGAGATTAGAAATAAAATAAATAAGTTCATAAAATGAAAATTTGCATACCATCTAAAGACAGAGCATCAGAAATGACGACTCATTTATATTTTTCACCTAAAGATATTTTAATTTTTGTAGAGCCTCATGAGATTAAGCGATATCAAGTGCACTGGCCAGACTATACTTTTATAGACATAAAGAAATCAAATCAAGGGGTTCAATACGTTAGAAATTTCATAATAGACACAGTTCAAGAAGATAAAATTTTAATGATAGACGATGATTCAACTGGGTTCAGTGTTAGAAAAAAGAATGGTAGGTATACTTCTAGATTATTTAATTATTTAGATCTTTTAAAAGATGCTGAAGAAGCATTAGAAAAACATTGGGGATATTCTATACCAATAGTATCGTTTGCTTTCTTTACAAATAAACATTCTAATAATAAAAGATTTTTTATTAATTCTTTTGGTCTTTTTGGTTTTCATGGATTAAACATTAGTAAGATTAGAGAGAATAATATATATTACGATAGTGATTTTCTTGAAGGTGAAGATTATGATATGATAGCGAAAATAATTCTTGCAGATGGAACTGTTTGTAGTGATTATAAATATTCATTTAATCCTAAGAATAGATTTATTGGTGGTATGTCTTCTTTTAGAAAATTAAGAAAGTATACTTATGATGATTGTGTTAGAGATGCAGCATATATGTTTTCTAAAAGATATGGTGTAGAGTTTGTAAAACTAAAATTTGATTCAGACGGATATGTCAGTGGTTTTAGAATAGATTTAAAATTGTTAGCTAAACGAAAAGAATTGGCTAAAAAGAACGTAAAAAAATATTTGCTAGAAAAAAATTCTCGCGTTATGAGTTGAATAATAACTATGGGTATAGCAAAATATGGTAGCGTATTTTCTATAACAAGAATTAAACAATTACTATATTTCTATTAAAGTGTATTTTGTTATATAATGAGATACAGATAATAGTTTTATAAATTTCTAATGAAAAAAACTAACGTACAATAAGACAAATCAATTTCAGTATTAGTTGCGATTGTTTTGTCAATACTAGAAGTTTTGGTTGGCATTATTATAGCATTAAATTTTTAGTTCTTTACAAGTTGGAGTTTAGTCGAGTTAAGTTATAATGTTATGTCAAAAGAGAAAAAAGAGCATAGGTTGTTAAAGTTTAGTAATGTCAATCAACAATTAAGTTTTATGAAAGGTAAACTATTAACATTAATAGATGCCTCCATTTCAGGTGAAAAACAAAATAAAGCTACAAAAGATATTGTTCATCAAATAGTCGGTTCAACTGTAAATCTTTTTTGGAGACACGTAATAGGAGAAGAGGTCTTCCCAGAAAAAGAAACCACTAAATAAATATAAGCAATAGCTAAGCGAAGATTCAACTCCAATTTTTAGAGAATTAAAAAACAATTAAAAATTATGGCATTCTATTCTTTTATAACAGACAATTTTAAAAATCTTAGAAAACAATTTCGTCCTAAAAAATCTCGAAGAACGAGATCTGTTATGTCAATTAAACAAATGATAGAAGAATTGGGTGTACGTACTTCTGCTACTATAGGTACATATGAAGATGAAGAAAGACCCGATAAGCTTACGATAGCAAACTATTTGACTATGCAAGACAATGATGGAATGGTTCGTGCAATCACCCGTCTTTTTTCGATGCCGATTCAATCAACACCAATAAAAATTCTTCCAGGCAAAAACGATAAAGGCGAAAGAGATTTTATTGAAGCAGTCTTCTTAAATCCTCAATACAGCGGTGGTATGTCTACACCACTTCCTTTTGTTATTGCTGACATGACTAGAGCAATTTTTGAGGGCTTTAGATTCTATGAAAAAGTTCCTCATATTATTAAGGAAGGAAAATACAAAAATCTAATTGGTTGGAAAAAACTCGCACCAAGAGATGCTTCTACTATTAGATTAAGAGCAGATGAAAGTGGTGGTTTTCTTGGAGCACATCAGACAGCAACATTTGGTTTTAAATCTGTAGACGTAAATATTCCACCTGAAAAGAGTCTTCTTTTTACTTTTCAAAAAGAAAGACATCCTTTCTATGGCGAATCTATTTTAAAAACTGCTTGGTATCATTATGATAAAAAACACAAACTTTATTACTTAGCACATAAAAAAGCAGAAATAGATGCAGTTGGTCTTAAGATATTGAAATTAGGAAAACCTTTTTCAGAAACAGAGGTTTCAGAAGCAGAAGAAGCAGTAGATACTATCGGAGTTAACTCAAGAGTGACACTTCCATCTGGTTTTGAGTTAGAGGTTGATCGTTCACCATCTGGATACGATGTATTGAAATTAATTGAACATCATGATACTCAAATAGCACTTTCAACTTTGACACAAGCAATGCAGCTTGGTTCAAAAGGAACATACAATTATCCATACGGAAGTGGTTATTCTACTCAATCCAGTTATATAACTCAAATGCTTCATTCTGTTATGAAGAGTATGGAAGATACTTTGAATGAATGGGCTGTTGCACCTTTAATTGATTGGAATTTTAAAAGTGGAAGTTATCCAAAGATTAAATTAATGCCTTTAAAGGGTCAAGCACAGCAACAAATAATTTCTATATTTCAAACGTTAATTAAAAAAGAGCCTTCGCAGCTTTCAACTGGCTTTGTAAACAAATTAGTTAACGAAGTTGCTCAGATTCTTGGTTTGGAAGTTAAAGAAGAACAAGACAACAAAGACGCATTAAATGCATTCGAATCTGGCAAGAAAAAAGAGTTTGATAAGAAAAGAAAACCGGCAAGCAATACACCAGTTAAATTAAAAGATATGATTAAAGAGAAAGCAATCGAATTAAAAGGCGACCCTCTCTTTTTAGAAAAATTCGAAATCATGGGTAGAAATTTCGCTATTAGACATATTAACACAAATTAACAGGTCATATGAAAAACGGTGATTTAAAACAAATCCGAGAATGGATAAAAAGCGTTAGTGAGAGCACAAAGAAAATTGATGAGAAATTAGACAATCATTTGCATACTGTTTCTAAAGATATTACAGAGATAAAAACAAATATGAAGTGGCTTACAAGATTTTTCTGGCTTATTATGACACCAGCATTCTGTTTATTAGTAGCAGCCTTTTATAACTTAATCATTAAATAAAACGATGCCTTACCCAACTTTTCATAGCTGCAGAATAAAAAATCCAAAACTTTTTAAGCCAAACTCTTTTAGGACGCTGCATACAAAAACAAAAGGCTTAACATTTATTTCAGGAAAACTTAAATCTACTGGAAAATCTGCTGTGCAATCTTTTAGATATGATAAAAAGATTTGGAATAAAAGTAGAGCTTCTTCTCATTGCAGTGCTAGAAATGGTAAATTTGAAGCAGCTGTAAAGAAAATGCAAATATTTAATTTTAAAAAAGAAGCAGTTGATTTTGATATTAGAAACAATAGAATTAAAGATTTAGTCAGAGATGCTATCTGTCTAAAAGAAATTTGGCATTTTTTACAGACTTCTGAAGAATTTAAAGGATGGAAAAAGGAAGATGTTTTAGAATATCACGAAAAAGTGATTAAATTCTTAAAAGAAAAAGAATATCCATTACTAATAAAGAAAGACTTAGTCCCTTCAGATATACCAGAATTATTAAAGCCAGGTGCAAATCCATTATTTCATAGTTCAGCATCTCCAGATTTTGTGTATAACCTCTGTTTGTTAGATCAAGAAGAAAAAGGAGTTTCAGTGTCTGCTGCTAAAAAAATATGTAGTTCTTTCAAGAAGACTAAAGATGAAAAAAAGAAAGACAATAACTTTTATCTTGATGTGCCAAAAAAGAACATGAAATTTGTGTATCAACATCGATGGGCAGGCCTTACAGAAGATGAAGCAAACACTGTGTATGAAAAAGATATGGACGAAAGTAAAGATCTGAAAGGTGTACTGAGATTTTCTATGAATGATCATTTAGTCGGCTACACTATATTTCTTGGTGAAGCTAAGGATAATATTATTGATGATTCTTTTATAGAACTGTCTGGTAAAGAAAAATTAAAAGCAGAGTTAAAACTGCTCCAACCGAAAAGGTGGTTAAAAAAAGAAGGCACACACTCTCTTGAAGAGATGGAATTAAATTCTAAGGACTGGTCAAGCTTCTTTATAATAGATAAAGGTAAGTATAAACAAGGTGTTAAAAGAGAGCATTTTCATGAATACTTCTTAGAAGGTGAGAAGCTCAATGGCAGATATATCTTTATGTATGTTCCAGCTTCTAAAACAGAAAAGAAAATTACAGATGTTGAGATGGATAAAATATTTTTAGAAGACATAGAAAATGAGGGCGGTGAAGAGAGAGTATGGTTAGTTCAAAAACCTAAGAATCAAAAGCCATATGCAGAGACTCATGACTTAAATAATGTTATAGCAGAATTGAAAAGCAAGAATCAAAAATGGTTAGTTTGGTCATCACCAAATGTTAAAGCTGAAAAAATAAATATTGAGGAATACAAGAAAAAATAAAGGTCGATTATTTACAAATAAAAAACGAATTGGTATAATCAAACTATTATGAATAACTTTACTTTTAAGTTAGACATTGTTAAAGTGCTTTCAACTCTTAAAAAAGGAGATCGTATTGTAGTTGGCTATGCTTCAACTTATGACATTGATAGCGATAATGCACAAATAACAAGAGGAGCATTAGAAGGCGCAAAGAACGATTTACTAACTTACTCAACTGTATTATTTAATCATGACGTAGATAGGCCCATTGGAAAAGTAATTGAGACTGATGTTGATGATGTTGGGCTTCTAGTTAAAGTTATTATTTCTAAAAGTGAAAATGAGATTTGGAAGAAAATAGAAGAAGGCATAATTAATAAATTCTCAATAAAAGGTCGAGCTATTGATTCTAGTCCGACAGAGGGCGAAAATCAAATATTACAAATTATTGAAATAGAATTATTTGAAGTTTCGTTAGTATCTGTTCCAGCAAATAAAGAAGCACATACTATTAGTCATTGGGTATCTAAGTCTTTAAAATTAGTTAAAGATGCAGCACCGTCTAATAGTTCAGATAAGACAGATGAAAATAAAGATATTGAAGAAACATTAAATAAACAAATTAAAATGAAAAAATTAATAGAACAACTTAAAAATGCATATAGTAAAGAAACTGTAGAAGATGTTAAGAAAGAACTTGACATAGTAATAAAAGAAATTGAAAACGAAAAAGATTTGATTGAAAAACTTCAAGTCTTAGCTGGTAAATCTACTGGTGAAGATAAAGAATTGCTTGATAATATTATAAGTTTACTTAAACTTAAAAAAGATAAAGATGAGGAAGAAGAAGAAAAGGTAGAAGAATCTCCTAGTTATGATTTAGCAGACATATCTGAAGAAAGACCAGTCTTTCAATTGAATAATACTAAAGAAATTATAGATCTTGACGAAGGAAATAAATTCAAAAAAGAAATTTTAAAGTTAGGTAGATGGTTTCACTGGGACGCTGATAATGGTGTATTAAATATTACTAATGATGTTATTGATAACATTGTTAAGAACTTTAAGAAAACAGTTATTGAACATGTTTACGTGCCAATGACTCATTCTTCAGATCCAGGAAAAAATGTTGGTGAAGTAGTTGAACTTAAGAAGACTAAAAATGGTCTTGACGCAGTGATTGAAATTAAAGATGAAAGTGTAGCTGAAAAGATTAAAAAAGGTCTTATTAAATGTGTTTCTGCTAGTTTAGATCCTAACTATAGAAATAAGAAATCTAACAAATTTCTTGGTCCTACTCTTCTTCATACAGCTTTAGTTTCTGAGCCTTTCATTAAAGGTATGGGTAATTTTATACCTCTTTCAGAAGAATTCGAAGGCAGAAGTGTTATTCAGCTAGAAGACAAGGAACCAGACTTTTTTGAAGTAATGAGAGCATTAAAGAAAAGTTTAAATGGCATGGAAAATAAAATGGTTACTTCAGATGTATTTGCAGAAGAATTTGCTAATTTAAAGGAAACTTTTACTAAAGATAAAGGTGAAGAAGAAAAGAAAGACGGCGAAGAAGAGACAAAAGAAGAAGGAGGAGAAGAAATAAAAGAAGAGAAAGAAGAAGTTGAGAAGAAAGAGAAAAAAGAAGGTGACTTGTGTACAGTTGATGGCAAAAAAGGAAAGTATGTTAAAGAAGGCGATAAGTTAGTATGTAAGTCTATGACTGTGAAAGAAATTAAAGAATTTGCTAAAAAGACTTTTCAGTCTTGTATGTCAAGAGAAATGAAAGCAGGAAAGACTATGGCTGAAGCATCAAAAATATGCAAAAACGAAAATAAAAAATCAATAGATAAAATGTTTTCAGAGGAGTCATCAGGTAAAAAAGCTGAGGACGAGTCTGAAGATACTGCTAAGCATGTCGACTTTGCTGACGCAGAGAAAGCTTATGAAGGCTATCTAAAAGAAGGGAAAATTGTCCCATCTCAAAAAGATGCATTTATTAAGCTTATGACTTCAGGAAAAGCAATAGAGCTTGGAGACGATAATAAGGTCGAAGTATCCGAGCTAATAAAAACTTTCATGGAGTCACAAGGAAATGTTATTAACTTCGATGAAGAAGGAGTAATTACAGATGATGATGAAGAAAAAGAAGATAAAGAAAAGAAAGAAGGCGCTGATCTTTCAGACGTACCTTCTGATGCTAAAGAATTCTTTGGAAAGATGGGTATAAAAAATTCAGATGCCATAAAGAGATCATGGAAAAACTTAGAGGAAATGAAAAAAGAAGAAGATAACGAAAAGTCGAGTTTATTCTAATTAGCAACAATAAAAAAATTAAATAATGACTGCTTTGTCTGCTAACTATGAAGCTAAGAGACAAGATGGTATCATCCTATCAATTCCAGTTTTAGCTGATGCGGTAATCTACAAAGGCGCTTTGCTTGTAGATGCAGGAAATGGGTTTGCAGAACCTGGTGACGATGGCTCTAGTTATACCTTTTTAGGTGTAGCTGTTGAAGCTGCAACAGGTGGTGACGCTGATGGAGATGTAAGAGTACGTGCCTATAAAACAGGTACATATCAGTACGCTAAATCTTCCGCAGTTGATACAGACTTGGGTGTAGCAATGTACATTCATGACGATCAAACCGTTGGCACATCTTCTACTAACTCTATTCTTGCTGGTTATTGTGTTGACATTGTCGACTCATCAACTATTAAGCTTAGAATTGATATAGCAACTAGATAACAATAAAGAAAAATGCTTACAAAAGGCGATATTCCTAAGTTACTATTAGCTGGCATGAAGACTAACTTCATGAGCGCTTACGAGGTTGCGATGAAAGACCACTTAAAGATTGCTACCGTAATCCCTTCTGGCAAAAGTTCTGAAACTTACCCTTGGTTAGGTTCAGTTCCTAAGATGCAAGAATGGAGAGACGAAAGAATTCCTCAAGCAATGCTTGAACACAACTTCACAATTGCAAACCGAGACTTTGAAGCATCTATCTCTGTAGATAGAAATGCAATTGAAGATGAACAATACGGACAAATTAATGTTCGTGTTAAAGAGCTTGCTACTGAGGCTGTGAGATTCTTTGATGAATTAGCATTTACTTTGATGGGCCAGGGTGCTGGTACTTCAGGTACTGCTGGAACAATCTACGGTGGTGTTACCATTAGTTGTTACGACACAAAAGCTTTCTTTGCTACAAACCATTCTGAAGGTGATTCAGGAACCCAATCAAACAGAGGTTCAACTGCTTTAAGTGCATCTGCACTTCAAACAGCTATAACCGCAATGAAAAAGTTCAAGAATGATAAAGGTAAACCTTCACATGTTAGGCCAAATCTTCTTACCGTGCCTACTGACTTAGAATGGGAAGCAAAAGAACTTTTGAATTCACAATATTATCCAGAAGAAGGTACAACTACTAATAAACTTGCTGTTAATGTTTTGAAAGGTTCTCTTGATCTTTTGATCAATGATTATCTTACTGACACTAACAACTGGTACTTGTTTGATACAAATAGGGTAGTGAAACCAATGATTCTTCAATTAAGACAAGATCCTAGATTTGCAAGTCTGATTTCTGGTACAGAGTCTGCTTTCTTAAGAAAGAAACTCTACTTCGGTGTAGATTGGAGGGGTGAAATTCTTTGGGGTGATTGGAGAACTGGATATGCATCTATTGTAACATAATAGCTTGTAGTTAACTTAAAAAGGAGATTTTTCTCCTGGGAGTTTATCTCACTCTCTTACTCAAGAGTGATAATCCTTCAAGTCTTGTTCGGGTATTAACCTTTCCCAAGGTACCGGAGCAAGTGGAAAGGGGGGGATTATAAGAAGATAGATGACAAAGACGTAATAATAAGATGAATGAAAAAAAATTAGTAATAGGTCTACCCACTATGGGGTATGTGGATTGGAGATTCGCAAGTAGCTTAATGGGTTTGCAACTTTTACAGGACACAAGAGTTATTTGGATGGTGAAAACAATGATAAATGCTGCTAGAAACAATTTAGTCAAGCAAGCACTTTCTAATCCAAACTACACTCATATGTTGATGATAGATGACGATATGACGTTTCAGCAAGATTTTGCTAAAAGACTTTTAAATCATGATGTAGATGTGGTTGGGGGATTAGCTTTTAAAAGAAGAGAGCCATATCATCCATGTGTTTATAGAAAAAAAGACGGAGAGTACATACCAATAATACCAAAGATTTTTCAAGAAGTAGATGTAGTCGGTTCGGGAGGTATTTTAATAAAAATGGAAGTATTTAAAAAACTTAAGTTCCCATGGTTTGAAACTTATTATGATAAAAAAGGTCAACTTTGGTCAGTAGATTTCGACTTCTGTATAAAAGCAAAAAAAGCAGGATTCAAAATCTTCTGTGATCCGGAAGCAGAAATGGGACATATAGGAGATGCTCCGGAAATTAAAAGCCAACAATCTTATAATTATATAAAACAACATGCAAGTAATAAAAGTAACAAGCACAAGTAGTATATTCACTGGTCATGCAGCTGTGTTGGGCATTACTTTAGTTCCAGGCAGCGCAGCAGCTACTATTACACTTGATGATAGTACAGATGGGAGTGGCTCTGATAAAGGCGGAGTGAAAACAGATAGTAGTTATTCTAGAGAAGCTTCTATGTATGGGACAATGTTTAATACTGGTATTTATGCAACGATTTCTGGTGCAGGTGCAGTAGCATACGTATACATAAAATAAAAATTAAAACTAATGCTTTTAAAGCAGGTATTTATGAAAAAAGCACTATGTGTTGGAGTGTACAACAAAAGATTGATTTTTCAAGCAAGCCCGTATTGCGGTGACAATGTTTTCGCGAAGGGTCTTGAAGAAAATGGATATAAGGTAATTAGATTTGATTATCGTTTAATAAAAGAACCAAACCAAGAATTAGTCAGATTAGTGACATCAATGAAAGAGAAGCCAGAAATAGTTTGGTTTGGCAAAGCGGAAAGAATTTTACCAAGTACTATTAGAGTATTACGTCAGGCATTACCTGACGCTATTTTTGTTAAGTGGGCTGCTGATGTTAGAAATGAGCCTACTGCACATGATCTTGGTCATTTAAAACACATTGATTTATTTCTTGGAACTTTTGCTGGTGAATATTTAAAAAAACATAAAGTTACTCCAGAATTAAAAGTTATGAACATTATGACTTTTACTGATTCAAGTTTTTATAAAAAAGTCAAAAATATAACCAAAGAGTGGAAGTCAGACATTTTGTGGACAGGCAGAAAAGGGTTTGGTGATAATTCAATGAGAAATTTAATAATAGATCACCTTTCAGATAAGAAATCTATTAATACTAAAATATTTGGAATCAATGAATGGTTAGGTGATCCAGAATATTTATATGCTATTAATGGCACAAAGATAGGAGTAGGCTCTAATAGTTTCAATAGAAGAAAATATTCATCTGATAGATTGGGAAATTATATGGCATGTGGAACTTTTTATCTTACACAATACATTGATGGCTTAGAAGAATGTTTTGAAAGAGGAAAAGAATTAGATTGGTTTAATAGTATTGAAGAACTTGACGAAAAGATTGAATATTATTTAAAAAACGGAAAAGAAAGAAGAAAAATAGCTAGAAAAGGTCAGAAAAAAATATTAAAATACTTTGATGCTAAACCCTTAGTAGAGAATATTTTGAATGTGATTAAGACAGGAAAGTCTAAATATTCTTGGGATGAAATATACTAATGACTACTGTAGAATTAGAAATGAATAAAATAAATCAAAGTTTCACTGAAAAATTACTTAACACTGAAGCAAAACTTATAGATTTAACATATGTTAAGATAACTAATTATATAAAGTGCACTGGCGTAACAATTGAAAAAATAGATGGTAGATTAAGAATTGCTTTTTTTAGATGTCCAAGCTGCAGAAAATATATGAGTTTATATAAAGATGAAGTAGATTCAAGAGGTAGGACAGTGTATAAAAAATGTACGTGTGGTTTAAATGAATCATTCTTATTAGAAAAATGGAAAAATTAAACATAACTACAATAATACAGATATATAAAAGGCCAAATTATCTTCAAGAACAGATTGAGGCTGTTAAAAATCAAACAGTTAAGTCTGATAAAATTGTTATTGTTCATAATGAAGGTGAAATAGACTTTGAGTATCCAAAAGACATTCAATTAGTATATGCCAATCCCAATTTAAAGTTTCATCTTAGATATGCAGTTGGTCTTCTTATGAATACAGAATATATTTCAATGCTAGATGATGATACTATTCCTCAACCGCAATGGTATGAAAACTGTATAGAAACTATTAAGAGACATAATTGCATATGCGTAACAAACGGAAGAATAGTAGATAGAAAAAACAAATCTCAATATGGGCCAGGCTGGAGTAATCCTTCTAATAAAGAAATGCTAGTAGATTTTGGTGGTCATGCATCATTTTTCAAAAAATCAACTCTTAAATACATGTGGTATGATGAAATTATAGAATACAGAAATGGCGAAGATATTCAAGTTTCAGCTAATGCTCAGATATATGGAAATATACCAACCTATGTTCCACCACACCCACGAGAAAATAAAAATCTTTGGGGTGCAGATCCAGAAAAATCTATGAAGTATGGCTGCGATGAAATGTCTTCTTGGATAGTCAATAAAGGGACACATAATCCTGAGAGATATAAGCTGTTTGATGAATATGTCAAGAAGGGTTGGAAACTTGTTTTGGAAAAGTGAAAACTAAATACTAATTTTTCTATGTCTATATAATCTATTAGCTTCTGCTAGAAAAATCATTAGAATACATTCTAGAAAGGTTTAAGAATGATTCAGAACTATATTTATACAATTTTTTAATGAAAAGAGAAGAAATAATAAAAATATGTAAAAAAGTTGGGAACTAATAAATAAAGCACAATATAAAAAATGAATCAAAAAGATAAAAATATTCGTCCTGGTGTTTACAATTATTCTGATGAGCTTAAAAAACATTTGAATGGTGATTTTAAAAAAATATTTGATGGAAAACTAACTTTTCCTAGACAACTAGAATTACATTTGCCAGCTGATCATAAAAAAGCATGTAATTTTGATTGTTATTATTGTCAAGGCAGAATACTTGACAAGTCATTAGGAGTGTTTGAGATGGATGCATTAGAATTACTTAATAAATTAAAAGGTAAGATACCTTATATAATTTATGGTGGCGCATATTCTGAACCAATGTTGAATCCATATCTTATGAGTTTTCTAGCAACTACTAAAAAACACAATTCATGTTTTGGTATACACACTAATGGTTCGATGTTAAAAATATTAGAAGAAACACAAGGTTGGATTACTGAATTATGTAGGTTAGCTAATGATCAGAAAGACTATCTTTCTATAAGCTTAGATGCAGGTACAGCAGAAAGTCATAAAAAAATAAAAAATCTTGATAAAAATTATTTTGATGACATTATTGAAGGAATAAGAACGACTATAAAAATTAGAGGAGATAGAAAATATCCAACTGTAAGAGTTTGCTATTTGATGAATCCTCTCAACTCTTCAGAAAAAGAGATTAAAGGCATTATTAAAACAATGAGAGAAATAGGAGTAGATTCTTTGAGATTCTCGATACCTTATGACATATACGGTAAAGACTTTAAAGAAGTCAAAAAAATATAGAGATAATGTAGAAGTAAAACAATGGAAAGAAAAAGAAAAAATGTTGAAGCCATTGATGTCGTCTGGAAAACCGTTTATATTCTATATTCCTACTTCTTGTCAAGATATTGAAAGAATGAAATTCAAACAGTGTATTTATAATTATTTCCAGATCACACTGGGTGCAGACGGTTATGTTTATAAATGCTCAAGTATGGCTACACCATCTTTTAAGGGTGTTAGATTAGGCAAAATTACTAGCGATTTGAAAGAATTTGAAAAAATGATAATGAAAAATAGCAATCCAGATTTCGATCCTCAAATTTGTTTTAAACAAGGCGGAAGATGCAATCGAATGGCAGTTGAAATAAATAATGAATGGGAAAATGAAAATTAACATTTCATTAATTGGATATGGGTACTGGGGACAGAGATTATACAGATATTTAAAAGAGAAGTTTATTATTCGTCATGTTTGTGCTTTGAATGTAAAAAAAGAAGGTATCTTTACAAAAAACATTGAATGGGATGATGTTTCGGCTGTAGTAATAGCAACACCGATTGAAACACACTATAAAATAGTTAAAGAAGCATTGTTAGCTGGAAAAAACGTGCTGTGTGAAAAACCTCTAACGACAAATTCAAAAGAAGCGTTAGAATTGAAAAAATTAGCTCAGAGAAAAAAACTTATTTTACAAACAGAATTTACATATACTTTTTCAAGGGCGCTTAAAAAAGCAAAAGAAATTGATATAGGTAAAATAGAAGCAATAGAAATGACATTAGGGTATGCTGGCAGATTTATGAAGCATAATGTATATTGGTTGTTAGGTTCACATTTGCTTTCGATTCTTGATATGCTTGTTCCATTGTCTAAATTGAAATTCAAAAAAATTGATTTCATCAAAAATGAAACCGGCACAATTTTATTTGATGGTAATGTAAAAGGAAGTCTGACTGTTAGCTTGAACTATCCAGAAAAAAGAATGAAAGTAATACTCTATGGAGAAAAAGGTACTATAGTATATAGCTCAATGGAGGAACCTTCGTTAAGAGTTATTTATTATAGAAAGGATAGAGGAATCATCGGTGACAAACTAATAACTAAAACTAGAAAATATCATATAAACGAAAAAGATAATTTAAGATTCGCTATAGAGCATTTTTATAAGGCACTAAAAAATAAAGAAAAAAGTAACATTAGTCGAGCGTTAGTTGTAACTAATGTTTTAGAAAAAATAATATGAAAAGTCATGTTATCGTTACTAATTTATATTATGACGATGAAGAAATGTTTAAAAAAAGATATGAAGTGTACGTATCTGAGACATTGTCTAGATTAAAAAAACAAAAAAATAAAGAATTTGATATAGCAATACTTTGTTTGAAAAAACATAATCATATAATAGAGAAGTTAGGAATATCACCAATAAATTATAAAAAGGAAGATATTAAAAAAAGGCCATTCGGCGTTGCATACAATGAAATAACAGGATTAAAAAAATATGATATAATAAGTAGTATAGATAGTGATGATCTAGTTTCAGAGGGATACACTCAAAAAATTATAGAAGAAATAGAAAAAGCAACGAAAGAAAAAGATTGTTCTGTATCAGTAACTTTTCAGCCAAGACTATTTGATCTTAATACTAAAGAAGAAAAAAGAATGAAAAAATTTAGATATTCTGCTAAGAAATGTTCTATGTTTTATTCTGTTTACATGCCTAACCAGGGTCATAACACTATAAGAAAACATCCACATAGTGCTGTCTCAGTAGGAATCGAAAAAAATGTTTTTGTCGACGAAGGTTTTTGTTGGATGGGTATTAATGATTATAATTCTGCGACGACAATGAGTGCGTAAAAAATAATTTCTGTAAAATAAAAATAATATAAAGATGAAAGAAGAGTTAAAAACAAAAGATTTTGCAACTCTAACTGTTGCATATAATGACGAGAAAGTAATAGGTGGAATGTTGAAAGGCATTGAAGATCTACACAATCTTGTTATTATTAGCACACCTTGGAGAGGTGAACATGTTGCATTTGACAAAACAGGAGAAATTGCAAAAAGAATGGGAGCAGAAGTTGTTTATAAAAATTTTACATGTGAAAAAGATGAAAGAAATTTTGGAATGAATTATTTGGAGAAAAAAGGTTTTAAATATATTTTTATTATAGAAACTGATGAATATTATACTAAAGAAAATATATACAAAATGATGAAATATATTTCTATCACAGAAGCAGATAGTTACCTAGCTAAAAATGTAAAAGTTTATTGGAAAAGTTGGAAATATTATTTTCAATATCGAGGAGGGACGATATGTATTAAATCGAATCATAGAATAGCTGGAAAACGACGCATAAATCAAAGTCTTAAAAATATTATGTTGCCAAATGATATTATTCTTCACCATTTTTCATATAGTGGCATTGAAGAAGATATGAGAATAAAAGCTAAAACAAGAGAATATATTGTTTTAAATGATGAGTGGATAAATAAATATTGGATGAATTGGAAATTTAATGATAACTCTTTTAAAGAGATAAAGAAAACAAAAGACATATCAGAAGAAGTGCTTGGTCGATATATTAAATCAATTAATTTATTGTATTAAGATGAAAACTACTGACAATTATACCTATTATAAAAGACATCCTCCTATTAAAAAAGAAAGTATTAAACAATATGTTAAGTCTCTTCATGATATTAATATTATTTATGATGTCGGTTGCAATAATGGAGACATTTCATACTATTTACAAAAAGAGTTAAACAAAAAAGTCTTAGGTATTGATTTATCAAAAAGTTTGATACATCCAGATGATTATAATTTTAAAAGATTAGATATTGTTAATAATGAATTTGTTTATTATAATGATTTAACTTTATTTTTAAGTTTATATCATCATTTGTTGAGAGAACATGGATTAGATACAGTAGATGATATTTTTTTAAAATTATTGTTAAGAACAAAGTATTTAATTTTTGATGTTGGTTTTACTAATTTTTTTAAAGATGAAAAAAAATTGTTAGATCATTTTGATTTAAAATATATTAAGATTAGTCAATGGTATGGTAGACGAGGTTTGCGTTCTATTGTTGTTTTTGATAAAAAAGAATTAGAAAATTCATTTATAGTTAAAGGTATTTATAGAAGAAAAAGAAAGGAATTTTCTAAAAAAAGTGGTTTATTTGATGTTAATTCTCAAGAAAAAGATTTAGCGGAAGGCATTCTTTTTTATAAATTAGAATATAACGGTAAAATGTTTTTTGCTAAAAAAAGAAAAAATAAAAATTATGAAAAACGAGAAATGAAAAATATTGCAAAAGTATATAATGATTTAGACAATGAGCGTCTAATTAACTATTATGGTTTTTCTGAAAAATATGGATTAATTTTTGAATGGATCGATGATTTTGAGTATGTGAGAAAAGATGTTTTGAAAACTAATAATATTAAATTAAAAGACACTGAAATTATTAATGTTAAAGGAATAGAAAAAATAATTGATTTTGATAGATAGAATAATTATTTTATTTATATAGTTGGAATTTTATGAACATAAAAGATTTTGCAACGTGCACCGTTTAGATTTTTTAAGAAAAACAAATGATTAATATAAACAATATAACTGGCAAATATCAAAATATAGAAGTAAATGGGACTCTTTTAAAGAAGGGTTTAAGGGAATGTGATGAAAGATGGAAAATGATTAAGCCACACATCAAACCAAACTCTTCTGTTATCGATATAGGCTCATTTCATGGTTATTTTGGAATTAAAATTTGTAGAGAAATAAAAAATACAACAGTTTTGTCTATTGAATCAAGAAGAAGATGGGCAGAAGAACAAAAGCAAATAGTTGAAATGAATAAATTAATGAATTTAGCAGTTAGTAATCATACTTTCAGTTTAAGAGATTTAGAGTGGTTAGACCTTGTAGTAGAAGGAATTGATTATTTTGTTATGCTTTCTTCGCTTGAGTATTTTCCTAAAAAAGAAGTAGAAAAGATTTTAGAATACATTAGTAGAATTTGTCCAAATTTAATAGTAGAATTTCCAGATAGAAATGAAACAAGAGCAGCAGGACAAGAAGTAATACAATATTTATATCCTTTAGAAGAACATTTGAAAAAATATTTTAGTAAAGTTCAAGTCATTGGAGAGCCAGTGTCTGCTACTGATAAAAATCTTGTTAGAAAGATTTATTTAGCTGAAAATTCGTTTTTACATCGTACACTATTATATAGTAGTAAAGATCATGTTAAAAGTAGAAAGCATATATTAAGATATGAAAATGGTCAGTGGGAAATAGAAGAAACTATAAAACAAAAAAGGAAATGGATAAAACAAAAAAAGGAATGGATTAGTGGGTTTAATCTTCATAATCTTTTAAAGTTTAATATTATTTATCCAACTAAGTCTTGGTTTTTAGAGAATGCTAGAAATGAATATTTGAGAGTCTTTAATGAGTTCAAAGGCATTTCTGATATTTCATTAAAGAATTTATTGTTTACTACTAAAGGTCTCGAAGCGATTGATTATTTAGAAAACAAAAAAATAGATAATCTTGATAAATTCGAAGAAGCATTTAAAAGGTTTATAACTAACGCTATAAAATAATGATTACTTTTGCTAAATTAAAACATTTAAAAGACAAAGAATTTAAAAAACTTCATAAAGAAGTAGCAGAATATCATAAAAAAGTTGATTACTTCTTTGATTGGTCTAGACAATGGGAATATCCTTGGATATTAAAAAGTGTTCTATTTAATGATAAAGATATAGTATTAGATATAGGAGGCGGTACATCACATTTTCCTTCTTTAGTTGCAAGAAGAGTAAAAAAAGTCATAGTAGGTGATCTTTACTTAGAAAGAATGTTTAAATCAGAATCAACTAATGTTAGTTTTTTAAAAATGAATGCTTTAGAAGTTAAAAGTAGAAAAAAATACGATATTGTTATGTGCATTAGCGTGTTAGAACATATTGATAATTATTTTAAAGCAATTAAAAATTTAACTAAGTTAGTTAAAAAGAATGGATATCTTGTAATGACTTTAGATTTATTTTTAGATGATTTTAGAAATTGTAAAAAGAGTGATATTCCTGAAATATTAAAATTATTAAAAGGGTTCGATTTGGGAGAAGTTGATCTGTCGGAAGATGAATTATATAGAAAAACAACACTGCAAGATATGAAATTAGATCTACCCAATCTTTATAGTCGAAATTATAAAGATAGAACATCATTAGGAATAATCATCAAAAAAATATGAACAAAAAATTATCAGTAAAAATGTACAAGTATTATTGACATGCTCAAACAATCTAAATATTGTCGGAAAAGCAAATATTAATTATGAATCGTATTTTTAATTTAAAATGAAAAGAGCAAACAAAATAAATCTAAATATTCCAGAATATTGGGACAAACATCATATAGGTAGTACTGGTTATAGATCAAATGTTAGAAAATCTGGGTTGTCTAGATATGAAAAAGTTATTAAAAACATCAATAATAAATCTTCTATTCTTGACGTTGGTTCTAATTTTGGTGATTTTTTAAAATATTTATTAGAAAAAAATATTAGTTTTAAAGATTATAGTGGTCTAGACTTTTCATCTATGGCTATAGAAGAGGCAAGAAAAGAATTTCCTGACTATGAATGGATAGTAAATGATTGCCAAAAATTAGAAGTAAAAAAAGATAAATACAACACTATAGTTACTATGCAAGTGTTAGAGCATATGGAGAAGCCAGAAAAATTTCTAAAAAGAGTTTTTGCTGTATTAAAAGACGATGGTAAAATAATAGTAACTGTTCCAAATGGTGTTAATATAATACATAAATCACATATATGGTTTATAAATGAAGATGACTTATTAAAACTTCTTCATAATGCAGGTTTTAGAAAAATAAGAATTAGTACAATAAACAATGATAAAAATCTTATAGCAGTAGCAACAAAAATAAAAAAAATAACAGTAGTTACTCCAGTATTGTGCCCAAGTGAAAATGTTTTTAAAACAATTAAACACTGCTTTGAATCTATACGTAAAGCAGTAGACAAAGTTAATGGCGAATGGATTATAGTTGATGACAATTCTTTAGCCGGAAAAGAGTTTTTCTCAGAAATAGCAGATATTTATATGCGAAACAATGAGACAAAAGGAGTTTCGACTTCATTAAATAGGGGTATGAAAATAGGTTCAGGTTCATTTTTAGTAAAGTTAGATTCAGATTATTTAGTACCAGAAAATCTTTTTGAAGTTCTACTTAAAGATTGGTCAGATGATCTTTGTTTTATCTCACCATCTTTTACGTTTGGTCGACCAAACGATTCAAATCATTATAAAGTTGAAAATATACCTATGCCCGAAGGAGGTGTTTTCAATAAACCATCTGGAATGAATAGTAAATCTAAACATCAATGGGGCGGTGGTATACTTATGTTTGATGCTAAAAAATTAAAAGAAATCAATTACTTTGATGAAGATTTTGATGTAGCAAGTGCTCAAGATAATGATGTAATATATAGAATATTAATGAAAGGTCATAATTGGAGACGGTCAAATAATGTTTTAACTAGACACTTTGCATCAATTTCATCTAATGATCCAAATGCGCCAGATTCAAGAGCTGAAAGAAGAAGACTTGGACAAGAAATATTTACTGCTAAACATGGATTTAAACCCGGGGGCTATCTTTCTAATATTTTCCGACACTTTAAATATGAAGAAAATATATATCATGCCTAAAAAAGGATATAAACAAACAAAAGAACAAAAAGAAAAAACAAGACAACTTGTTAAAAAACAATGGGAGACAGGAAAAAGGAAAGGTGGTTATAAAATAAAAGATACTTCAAAAATGAAAAAAGCGCAAAAAAAGAGATTAGAAGATTCAGAAATACGGAAAAAAAGAGGACAACAATTATTGAAAAGAGATACAAAAAAATGGAAGAATAGTTTAAGTATATCTAAAAAAGAGTTTTATCAAAGCAAAGAAGGCAAAAAATGGATCGAAAAATATTCTCCTATTATAAGTAAAAAAACAAAAGAAAATTATCAGGATCCTATATTTTATAATAAATTCGTCGATGCAATGAGAAATAGTAAAGTTTGGCAAGATGGAAAATCTTTTGAAAAGTATGGTCTAGACTTTAATCGAAAACTCAGAACAGAAGTAAGAAAAACAGACAATAACACGTGTCAACTTTGTTTAAGAAATCTTGATTTAATAGATGAAAATGCTGCAGTACATCATATTGACTATGATAAAAAGAATAATAAAAAAACAAATTTAATTTCTTTATGCAAAAGTTGTCATTCAAAAACAAACTTCAACAGAGAAAGATGGACAACATATTTTAAACAATTGAAAAAAATCAAAGAAAAGAAATATAAAAATAAAGAAGTTTTGATTATAACTACTCGTCCGTGCACTTTGAAAATGTATCCAATCTGGAAAAAATTAAAAAATGAAGCTGTTGTAATAAATATGGGGCAACAAAAAGAGTTGATAGAACAAACTTTGAAAATGTTAGATTGGACACCAGATTTTGATTTGAATATAATGAAAAAGTCACAGACATTAAATATAATTATGACAGAGATTATGTCTCTTTTGCCTAGTGTTTTAGAAAGTATAAAACCTAAAAGAGTATGGGTACATGGAGACACGTCTAGTTCATTAGCAGTAGCATTAGTTTCGTCAATGTTAAAAATACCTTTAGTTCATAATGAAGCAGGCTTAAGAACGTATGATAAGAGAAATCCATTTCCAGAAGAAATAAATAGACAATTAATAGATAGAATGGCTGATATTTATTTTGCACCAACTAAACAAGCAGCAAAGAATTTAAAAAAAGAAGGAATAAGAAAAAATGTATATGTAGTAGGTAATACTGTAATTGATGCATTAGAAATGATTAAAAAGACTTTACCAGATAAAAGACCAATTGAGGAAAAATATGTATTAGCGACTGTTCATCGAAGAGAGAGTTTTGGTGATGAAATAGAACAAATTTTTTTAGCATTAAAAGAGTTATCTAAGAAAATAAAAATAATTATACCAGCTCATCCAAATCCAAATGTGCAAAAAATAATTAAGAAAGTTAAGATAGATACAGTAGAACCAATGAATTATAAAGATTTTTTATGGCATATGAAGCATTGTGAATATATAGTTAGTGATTCTGGCGGAGTTCAAGAAGAAGCACCATCTTTTAAAAAGAAAGTAATAGTCCTTAGAAAAACTACAGAGAGAGGTGAATTGATAAAATTGGGTTATGGCATTCTTGTTAAAAAGTTAGAAAAAGATTATATTTTAAAGTCAATTGATAAATTTCTGACTAAAAAAGTGATTTTTGGTAAAAATCCTTTTGGTGACGGAAAATCGTCTATGAGAATACTTAGAATAATTAATAAATTATCTAAAAATTTAAAATGAAAATAGACAATTTGCTTAAACTGTCTAAGAAAAATAAAGACACTAAATCAAAAGTATGTGTTATTGCTTTGACATACAATCGACCAGACTATATCAAGCGCTCTTTTGATAGTTTATACAAAAGAGCAGGCTGTGAGTTTGATCATTATGTGTTTGACGATAAATCAGATCGAAGTACACAAATTTTGTTACGTAGTCTTAAAAAGAAGTACGGCTTTAATTTATATTTTAATAAAGAAAGAATGGGTATTTTTAAAAGTTTTTATTGGAATTTGAAGTATGTGCCTTTAGAATATGACTACTA